CGAACGAGAGCGCTCCGTTTTGCGGTCCTCCGCCGGCCGAGCACAGGTACAGGGGGACGTTCACCAGGGAGTTCTGGGAGACCTTCCAGATCGCAGCGGCGAGCTTCCCCACGTTCGCCCGGTTGAACCCCAGCTCCATGCCGTGTTTCCAGCCGTGGCAAAAGAAGGCCACCGTGTCGAACGGAGCGCCCGGCGACTTTGCCGCCCGGCCCAGCGCAGCCAGGGTATCCCGGCGACGCCCGGCGAATGGCTGACGATTGTTGATCACGTGGACCTGGGCCTTGCCGTCGCCGACAGCCGAGCAGAGTTTTTCGCACTCAGGCTCGAAGGCGTAGGTAACGTCCTTCCTACCGGGTCGGTCGAAGCGGCCATGAAAGGCCAGGATGCGCCGAGGTTCAGCCATCTCGCCGCCTCCGCCGCTCCAGCTCCTTCTCCCGAGCTATTCTTTCGTCCACCGCCGCCCGATCAGCGGCGATCTCCTTGGTAAGGCTCTGCATGTCCCGCCTGGCGTAATAGGTATTGCCCTTGTGCTTGCGGTACAGGGCCGCGATCTCCGGCAGCAGAGCTCCGGCGAAACGGAGCAGCTCGAAAGGCCACTTCATGGCGACCCCCGGAGTTCCTGAAAGAGTCGCCCGGCCTCCGCCAGCAAGGCTTGAACCTCCTTCACCCGTGAGAGCGCAGCCAGAGCGTCCGCCTCGCCGTTCCTGGACGCATCTACTATCACCCTGGCGTCCTGCTGCAGCCGAATGATCGTGTCGAAGAGCGCGAAGATTTCGTCGCACTTCTGCCGGACCTTCAGGACCGCCGCCTCCTTCTGGCTGGCCGTCCTATCCGAATCCACGATCGCCCACTCCTGAGCCGAGCAGAAGGCCTTCACCCCTTCGTACATGGGCTGAGCCGAATCGGTGACCGTATCCAAGGCCAGATCGGCAGCGTCGGCGACAGGGATCTGCTGCCCGCCGCAGGAGCACAGTGCCCAGAGCGCAATCAGAAGCAGAGCTATTCGCATGGCTTTCCCTCCTCTCGTCAAAGCCGGGACTCAGCGGTGGCCGTGGACGCGGGGGGGGGACGTCCTGGCATCGCGGGAAGTGGTCCGCGAGACCTCGGCGACCACCGCGAGCCCCGACAACTTATGGTTTCCCCCTTTTCCAGAAACAGCAAGATACCCTACCTGCAGCTAAGGTCAGAGCACGGGGGCTCGGGCTTATCCGCCTGGAGCCGCGCCATGTTCAGCCTACGAATCCTCTCCAGCTCCAGCTCTTTCCTCTGCAAGCACCCTTCGTCATCACCTCGGCAGTCGAATTGCTCGCCCACGACTCGACGCGCCTCCCGGTAGGAAATGTCCATTTGCTGGACCTGCTGAACGGAGGCCACCCGGACGGTAAGGCCGACAACCTCCTTCTGGATCGCCGCGTCGCCGTCCTTGCGGGCTTTCTGCTCATCCGCCATACGCGCGTCGAGCTGTCCCTCCGTCACGAAGCTGAACCCGGTATAGCCACCGATCCCTCCGATGACCGTCAGAACTCCGATGACGATATTCCTCCAGTTCATCGAGACGCCCGAGCCGTCCACTCGGATCGTCCGCGCCTTCGCCTCGCCAGGGTATTTCGAATCGTGAGCCGCCACGTTCCACCTCCTTCAGCTTCCGAGCTCCTCCAGCATTTCCACCACAATGTACCCATCATTGGGCATGGAGTAGTTCCTTCCCCCCGGAAAAGTGATCTGGAACTCGGCCTCGAACGTCCCGGCCTCGCTCGTGTCGCCGCTCGTCCAATCGTAGCGAACGATCCCCGCCGTTGCCGGCGACTCGATTACAGCCGCCGCGTTGACTTTCAGGGTGCCGTACGAGTTCGCCATCAGGAACTTCGCCGTCGCTCCCACCAGACTGATCGGGTTCCCCGTCTCCTTGCTGACCAAGCGGCGACGAACGGAAGGCTCCAGATCGTTCTGCTTCATCCGGTGGCGGTAGCTATCTCGTTGAACAGTCATGGCGAGCCCTCACTTGTCATCGAAAATGAAATCTAACGGCCGCTCATCGAACTCCAGGTCGAGCAGAGCCGCCCCGAGTTCCACCGTGGGCTCGTCGGTGAAGTACGAGCCAACGGGAACAGAGCCCGCAGGCCCGATCCCCGCTCCACCACTTTCTTCGTCCGGCCGATACATCTGCTACTCCGAAATCACCACGTAGTCGGAGACCGCCTGGTCGATCCCGTTCAGAAGGCCTCCCTGCACGGCAGCTGTCTTGAAGTTGCCGACGATCGTTTCGCTGCAGCCGGCTCGACGCAGAGCCCGCTGCACGCGCCAGATCTTTTCGAAAGGCTGTCTCACGTCGGTCAGATCCACCGATGGCTTATCAATGCTTGTTCCCGGTACGAATGCCACGATTGCCTCCTACGTTACGTTGACGCTCCGCCAGCTCGTCCCGTCATGAAAGTACAGGGTGGTTCCTTGAACGGTAACATCTCCCAACTGACCATCTGGCAGTGCTGTCTGCGGTCCAACTCGAAGCGACGCCCTGGATCCAGTTCCGCCTGCGCCCGCACCCTGAAAGTGCCCACCGTAACCTCCGAAGTTGGCGTCTCCGTAGACCGCATCGCCGCCGTAGGAAGCGCCGGTTCCATGCTGCCCGCCGACGCCCCAGAGCCCACGGCCTCCTGCACCGCCGCTGGCTCCAGCATTGCCGCCATTGCCGCGAACGCCGTGCCCTCCGATTCCGCTGGAACCTCCAGAGCCGCCATTGACAAAAAGTCCGTACCCTCCCTCATTCGTTCCATGCCCTGCGCCTGCCGTCCCCGAGAAGCAATCGCCGCCTCGGCCGTTGCCGTTTTGGGCAGCGCCGCCTGCGCCAGAAACCGCGATTCCACCATCACCGCTAGTCGAGCCCCCAAGGGAGCCCTCTGCCCGGAATCCCAGAGTCCCATTTCCTGTAGCTCCGGCAGCCCCTCCGACGAACTTCGCTCCCCAGCCGCCCGAGCCCGAGCCGTCGCCCGAGCCGCCGATCACCTCCATGCCGTTGCCGCCGGTCCCATTCGTAGCCGCAGCATTCCCGCCGAACAATCGAGCCCCGATCCCCGGAGCCCCTCCGGCAGCCGTACCTACGGAGCCGTACCCTCGGATTCCATCACCAGAAGAACCGGAGGTGCTTCCCCCGACTCCACCGTGGAACGTCGCCCCTGGACCGCCGTCCCCCGTAGATCCCCCGGCTCCGCCCCATCCCTCGATGGCGAAACCTCCATTTCCGGAACCGTCGCCGTTGCCACCGTTACAGTAAATACCTCGCCCGCCATCGGAATTTGGACCGCCCACTCCGCCAGCGAAGCCTGCTCCTCGGCCTCCGGGGCCTCCGCCTCCGCCTCCTACTCCACCCGAGGCATATATCCCGTCTCCACCTGTGCCAGTTCCGCTCCCGCCGGCCTGCCCAGCATTGGCCACGATGGCTGCGGCTCCATTCCCGTTGCCGAAACCAGCACCGCCTGAGAAGTAGCCCCCCTGGCCTCCCACTTGATCTCCAGCGGTGGCGTCTCCGCCAGTGCAATCGATCGCTCGGTTCCCCGGGTTGCTGGAGTCCAGACCGTCGCCGCCTTTGAAGTTGCCGCCGACTCCTGCAGAGTTTCCAGCTCCGCTGTCCCCGCCGTAGACCTGAACACCCGTGCCACCCGAAGGGCTACCGCCTATGAGTGTCGATGGAGCGAACGTCGCCCCGCTACCTCCGCCCTCGAAAATGGCGAACATCGCAGTGCCGCCAGGCGCGTTGGTAAAACCACCGCAGCCGATGGGAGCTGCCCCGATAATCCCCAGAGACGCCCCCAGCAATCTCGCGAAAGCCGGCTCCGAGTATCCTGCCGCCAGGCCCACCACCCCTAAGCTGTCGGTGGCGTTCCCCGAGACGGCGCGCACTCCGTCTCCGCCGTGCCCACTGCCGTTGCCTGTTCCTCCAGAGAACTGCGCGCCGAGACCGCCGTTGCCGTTCCCTCCAGTAGAGTTTCCTCCCGCAGAGACCAGACCAGAATAGCCGTTACCCGAGGCGTTGCCGGCTCCGTTGAAAGCGGCTGCCTCCTCTGCCGCCGATGGAGTGAACGTCTGCTTTCTGGTCCAGCTGTTCGGCGCGTCCTTGCTGACCAGAACCCCGTCGCTCACCAGGGCGTTCAGTTCGGCCAGGGTCGCGGAGGAGTGGTAGGAAGACCCCAGGCCGTGGGCGATCGGCGTCTGAGGGTCCGATAGGACACCCGAGAGCCCGGCCACGCTGATCTCGTCGCCGCCGCCGCTCTCGTGAGATGCCGAGTGCGATTGGGCAACCTGCGGGTCCGCCAGAACCCCGCTCAGGCCCGCCACGCTCATTTCATCCGAGCCGCCGTCCTGGTGAGACGAGGCGTGAAAAGACGGCGTCTGGGCATCTGCGAGAAGGCCCGAAAGACCGCCGACGTTCAACTCATCGGAGCCGCCGTCCTGATGGCTCGAAGAATGACCCGCAGGCGTTTGGGGATCGGCCAGAATACCGGAAAGTCCCGCCACGCTGATCTCGTCTGACCCTCCATCCTCATGCGTGGATGCGTGAGCGAGTGGCGGTAGCGGTCCGGGAATGTTCGCCAGGTCGTTGTAATCGACCTGGGCACCGCCGCCCGGCGAGCCGTCATGCGAGTGCCCGCCGGAGGCGTTGAACAACTCCTCCATCTTTTCCATGACCGAACGGATCCGTACCCACCACCCGAAGGCCGAGCCCGACGAGAAAGGCCCGAAAGGAGCGTTCGTCTCGGAGTCCAGGATCTCCTGCGATCCCTGCTGGACAAGGGAGGCGTTCGGGTTCGCGCGCTCGTTCGCCGCGAAGTCGACCAGGTTGAGATTCGGAGAAGGAACCGAAAAGGTCTTCGTCACCTCCGCCCCGTCCACGATCAGCCGTACTCGGTAAGTCCCCCAGACGCCCGCCTTCGGAGTGATCAGCCAGTTCGGAGATGCGCCACTGATGACCGCCGTGTCATCTTCCGGAGGCTTCCATAGAAGTTCGATATCGTTCTGCGAGACGCCCGGGTTGACGTTCGTGATCTGAACAGCGGTCCCGGCGACGATATCCTCCCTGGAGAAGTTATCGTCTCCGGCCGGAAGGCCCGCCTGGTCGAATCTGATGGTGGCAGCCATGGGTATCCTCCTACCTGGGGTCGTCTATCGCCAGGACTTCAGCAGCGGTTGTCGCCGCTCGTATCTGGTCCTTCAGGGTGGTGCCCGAGTCGATTTTCGCCCTCAGAGTCGCCATTCCCGTCAGGAAAAATGCCCGGACCTGCTCCGGAGTGCTCAGTTCTACGCGGTAGTAATCATTCGCCGTGTTCCATACCACCGGGTAGCTGAACTCCGGCATATTTCGGCAGTAGTCGCAGCCGAAAGCCCGGATCTGCGTCTGCACGTCCAGGGGGAAGAACTTCCCGCTGGACGGAGGGTACTCGAAGCCATCCTGCAGCAGCTCGTCGGTCCTCGCGTTGATCTTCCCGGCCACGTGCAACTTCAGCTTGCTGAGGATCCCGGCGTCGATCTCCGCGTTTGTGAAGCGGCGGAGCGCCTTCGCATCCACCCGAAGAATCGAGAAATCCCCCACGATCAGCTTCCCTTCCTGATCTTGAGGGTCGTTGTCGTACTCGGCGTCTGGTCGAGTCTCCGACTCCAGCTCCTCGACCGAGCAGCCTGGAGGCGGCGAGCTCTCCCACTTCGGATCGCATCCGAGGCGTAGGACCTGGTCGGTCGAGTCTTTTACTAGAGCACACTTCATATCAGAAAATATCGTACCCGCCGCCCCGTAGCGACTCCCAGATTACAGATCGAACCCCATCGGCCAGCGTGTTACCGCCGATGAAGAAACCATTGTAGTCGTGACCGACAGTGCGGAGATTATTCTCGGCACCCATGGAGTAGCCGAGAAAGTTCTTCGCCCAATTCTGGCCGTCGACGGATGATATCATCCTACCGTCTTCGCCTACGGCCAGAAAACCGGGGAATGCCCACGCCACGGCGTTGAAGTCCCCGGCAATCAGAGCGGGGACCGTGGCGCGATAAAAAGTCTGCCCGTCTACCGAATATTGGATTTCGTTGTTTTCTCCCACTGCGACGAATACGCCGTTGTTGCCGAAAAACGGGAACTCCCCGAAGATTACTCCCCGGAACTCCCCGACGTAACCGGCGTCGACCGTGGACTTCGTCCATCCAACAGAAACGCCGTCTGAATACTGGATTTCTCCGTTCGCGCCAACAGCGACGACGCGATTGATCGGTCCGGCCCCCACCTTTCCCCAGGCTACGGACCTGAAGTCTCCGACGTATCCCCCAGCGGCGGTGGCGCTATTCCAGTTTTGGCCCCCGTCTGTGGAGTATTGAATAGTTCCTCCCGAACCGACCAGCACGATATATGGAGTCCCCGCAGCTTCAGCGTAGCAGGCCCCGTAAAAAGTGCCGACAAAGCCGCCCGCCGCAGTGCGTATCGTCCACGTTATTCCGTCGTTGGAGGTCCTTATAGCGGCCGCATTGCCGGCAACCAACGCCGCAGTGCTAGCATGGTTCGTCGCCGTCCCGCAGCGCCACGTTCCAGTGGCTAGACGCTCGATCCAACTTTTAGACTTCCCGGAAACCGAGGTCTGAATACCGTCTTCGCCAGCGCATACCAGGAACCCCGGGTTGTTCTGGGAGGAGCGAAAGATCGTATAAATAATGTCGCCCCAGGCCGCCGTGTCCTCCAGCTCGACCACCTGCCAGTTGTCGAGGACCAAATGGCGATAAAACTCCAGCCACCGGTAAGCGTTGTTCTGGAGCCAGTTCAGCCACCCGGAAGGCGGCTTATCGTCTACGTCCCATCCGTCACCCTTTTGCCCGGAAGACGGCTCGACAACGTCGGCTGCCGGGTCGCTCGCCCACTCTGGAGTCTTATCTGGTCGGAACTCTGCCATTTCCTTCGCCTCCTGGTCAGCCTATTACACCCGCGAGATTGCCTCCAGTGGTCTGAGCGGCGTTCGCGAGACCCTGCGTGGAGGATGTTTCCAGTGTATCGGATTGTGACGAGAGCTGGAACGTCTCCGCCTCCGGCGACAACGTGTAGAGCGTTTGCAGCGCGACCCCTCCAGCCTTGGCAGCAGTGGCGAGTAGATGCAGCAACTCCGGGTCATTTACCGGAGATAGAGAGGCCTGCCCCACCATGCGAACGTTCATTGACGCAGGCCCGGGTTCCTCAATCTCGAAGGCATAGAGAGAGTCCCAGACCAGTACGAAAATGTTCAGCATCTCCCCGATCTGGCCGTTACTCCTATTGATGGCGATACGCGCCCGGATCAGTTGGCGGTAATAATCGTCGCCCCCTATTCTTTCCTGCCCCACCGCGCGCCCGAGCTGATCCAGTTGAGCACCGATCGCTGTTTCCAGTAGCCGCTCGGAGAAAAGATCGTAAAGCGCCCCCTCCAGCTCCTGCACTTCTTGAATATAGGAGGCGAGTAGGGATTCGAGTTTCTCCTTCCCCTTGAACTGTTCCATGAACAGAAGGAGGGCCTGCTCTACATGGGTGGTGATTTCCTGAGTCTTCATACGAACGAAATGTCCCCGCTCGATAGTGTGGCTATCGCGTAGTCGTCCACCGCCAGGTTAGCAGTGCCCCAGACCCCTCCGGAGAAACGAATCTGGAATAGCGTCATGTCGTCCAGCCACTCAAAGTCCACGGCCACTCCGAGAAGCTTTGTATAGATAACGTCTGCCGAGATGTCCTGCTCGGACGCTACGTAGGCCAATAGAGCCGCTTTGATCTGGTCCTGCCAGTCGGCCGGAGGTTCAGTAGTAACGGCTGTCATCTGGATCTGCAGAACGTTCTCCACAGCCCGCTCGAAGTAGATTATATGGTCCGTCCCCTGCGAGTCGGTGATCGTCTCGGTGGTCGAGCCCCCTGTTGCGATCCCTCCCGCTTTGGAATCGAAGATTGCCTGGGCGATATCCTCGTCGTCTGCGCCTGCCGGGTCTCCGTCCCAGACGATCACCAGCACACCGTGCGGCGGAATATCATTTAGAGGAACGGCCAGCACGTTTTCGTAGACCTTGCAGAACAGAACGCCGTCCACCTCCAGTACGTCTGCCCGGATTGCGTCTACATTGGCGGAGCCGGTTCGCCGGATTTCCGCCTCCCGCCGGAGTCGGAACTCCGCATCGGTCTCGACATCCGTTCCCACCTCTGCGTCTGCCGCATTGGTGACCGAGTTCCAGCCGGTCACCGGTTCCGCTATTTCGGTCAGCGTGCCAGCGGGGGCCTCAACCGGGCCTGTTTCCTCGGCCTCGAACTGGACGTCCTCATCCGAAGGACCGGCAACCACAGTCACATCCTCGGTCGAGACGAATCGAGCGTCCGCGTCGTCCTGCACGTTCGCTACCAGCGTTCCCGCCAGATACGTCCCCGTTTCCAGGTTGCAAGTGGCAACCACGCGGCTTTTCGTCGCCTCCCGGCGAAGGATCCCGGGACAGAGAGCCGCTACATTGTCGAGAGACTCTCCATTCGCCGCGTCAGGATCGAAAGCCTTGTATACCGACTCTCCCAGCTCCCATAGCTCCCGGATTTTATCCGCGAAGATCCCATTCAGCTGTCCGAGAACGCTGGTCGCAGTTTGGTTCAGCGCCGGATGGATGTTGGTCCTCTGCCGCTCTTCGATATCGGCCTTGATGACCTCCAATGGCTTAATCACGAAGCCGTCAGGCGTCAGTCCGTATGTGGTCATACCGCCGCTCCTTGCTGGGAAAGAATCATCTCCTCGTACTCGAAGCTGAAGTCTTCCAGTTCCTCGGTTTGCCCCTCGATCGCCACGGAAAGAACGCGGTCCGCGCTTAGGTCAAGCGAGAAGGCCGTTATCTCCCGTATTCCCGGAGTCTGCAGCGAGGCCTCGTGGAAGATCGAGCGAAGCGCCGCCGTGTTCGGGTTCTTGACCAAAACCTCCTCGTAGTAGGGGATCCCCACCCGGAGGTCGAGGAACCAGTCGCCCCTCACCGCCTGCATACGGATCCGCCAATGCTGCTCGACCGACTCCACGTTGGACGAGTTCAGCTTGATCTCGTTCCCGCTGAGATCCAGGTCGCCGGTCAATGGGTCGAGTTTCAGGTCCATCAGTCGTCCGATTTCAGGTTAGAACTCGCCACCGAGTTCGGGTATCCCAGATTATCCAGGTAGATTTTGATTGCGTTTATCCAGGCTATAGCCTGAGCCGCATTGGAGACCGGGTAAGTCGTCTGCCCCAGACCCACTAGGGCATCGTACATGATCTGGTTTTCGGCTCGAACCTTCTTTGCCTGCGCCACGTAGTCGTCGGCGTTCCCGGTAACCGCATCCGTCACCTCGACTGTCCCGCCCGGCTTCACACGTACCTGTTGTCCGCCGATCTTCCCCACCACCAGGTCGGTCGCGCTCGCGTTGGGTATCGTACCGGCGAGCGTCACGTCTGCCGGCAGAGCGAAAGAGCCCGCAAGGGTGAAGCGCCGGCCGTCGCCCGGAGTTCCCGCCGTCCCTTTCGCCCGGAACTGGTCTATCGATGCCTCCGAGAAGATCACGAAGACCCTGTCTCCCTTCTGCATAGGCAGGGAGATGAAGAAGCCGCCGCCGATCGGGAAGCCGACCCGCACGTTGGGAAGGCGAGGAAGTGCCTCCGCGACCAGCTTCCCGTCGTCGCCCTCGATCATTCGGCTGACGCCCAGGTCGATCTCCGCCGTCTGGGTCGCCGGGTCGTAGGATCCGATCAGACCGGGCAGAGCCGTATGAACGTCGATCAGCCGGCTTTCCATTGCCTCGAACAGGACTTCGGCTTCTTCCGGAGTGATCGTCATAGCGCTTTCGCCTCTCCGTTCACGTACCAGTCCTGCCCACG